CGTGCCATAGGCTGAAGGCGCAGGGACTCCCGCCCTTTCTCGCGCTGATCCGCGAAGGGGGTAGTATACTCCTGTTTAAAGTTACTTGAATTATATTTATATCTAGTACGCCCCTCCACGAAATTTTTCCATCTATTCACGAGCCAGATTTATTTTTCCCCGTATAAATAGGACAGATTAAAATATCATTTGCTGAAAATAATTTTTTAAGGTATAATTGGGCCACAATTAGATTCTATCAAGGAGATTTCCATAGACATCGAATGCCTACAGCAGTTCGGCCCAGCCATTACGCGGCCTAAGCGTGTAAAGATATTTGTCGGCGGCAGAGCTTCTACAAAAACGACATTCGTTGCTGACTATGTTCTCTCCAGAGTGCGCATGGGTAAAAAGTGGTGCTGCGCTCGTGAATTCCAAAACTCGATTGACGAATCAGTTCACCGTACATTGAAAGACGAATCAGAGCGGTGCGGCTGGGACGCGGAGTTTATCGAAAAAAACAGAACCTATATTCACGATTCAGGCGGCTACACATTCTATAAAGGATTGGAGCGCAACGTGACCTCGTTAAAAGGCATCTTGCAGGGGCTGGACGGTATATGGATTGAGGAAGGTGAGTCGCTGACAGAAGAAACATTGCGTGTGTTAACGGCCTCGCTTCGTCTTACCGCGTTGCAGGCCACGTCTTACTTGAAAGGCGAGATAACGCTGGAGGAATTAGCGATTCCTGAAATCTGGATAAGCATGAACAGGAAGTCACGCGAAAATGCAGTGGCGAAGAAATATTTAGAAAGAGCAGAACCCACGCTGGAAAGGTGCGGCTTCTATGAAGACGACACCATAATGGTTATGCAGGCGAACTATAACGACTTGCCTGAAACGTGGTGGCTTGGATCAGGGTTGGAGCAAGAGAGAGCGGATGACTATGAGAATCTTTCTCGTGCGGAGTATAATCACAAATGGTTGGGGCATTACTTGGAAGAAGTCGAGAATAGTTTAATACCGCCTGAATGGTTCGATGCGTGCATTGATGCCGCGCAGGTTCTGGGCATTGTACCGACTGGCGCTAAGATAATGGCGCTCGACCCTTCGGACACTGGGCGAGACAATACGGGTTATTCTATACGCGAGGGCATACACTTCTATGACTTCGGCGAGTTTGTTGGTGAGAACGGAAACATCGACTTGCAGGATGCCTTGCGCAAAGCACGACAGGAGCGGGTCGATTTGTTTGTGTGGGATGGCGATGGTCTTGGAGCGCTAATAAGGGATGATGTTGATCGTGGGCTGAACGGCATTAAGTGCGAAGCTAGAATGTACCGCGGCTCTGAGAGTCCTGATGACCCAGATATGCCCTATGAAGGAAAGTGGGCGGAAGGGGATAAAACAAATAAACAAATGTTTGCTAATAAGCGGGCACAGTATTATACTAAGTTAGCCGAACGCATGTGGTTGACCTTTAAAGCTGTCAAAATGAAGGCTTACATCGACCCTGATGAGATAATTTCTATAGCTGGCGATATGCCGCTGTTAAATAAATTACGCTCTGAGGTTTGTAGAATACCTAAGAAGCATAACAATGCAGGTAAGATTCAGTTGATGAGCAAGGACGAAATGTGGCGTAAACATAAAATCGTTAGCCCGAATATCGCCGATTGTTTTGCGATGGCCATGGAAATTCCTGAAATCAGCTATGGAACTTCTGAAACGATAATTAACTTCGACTCTTGGTGGGAATAATGAAAGCAAGCGACATTGTAATAAAGATAAGAGAAGCGCAAGGCACTCAGCGCGATATGCGTTCTAACGTGCGTGAAGCCCATAACTTTGTAGATAAAAAAGACGGGCAGTGGGAACCAGACATTATAACGAAAATGCGCGGCAAGCCTCGTTACACCGATGACCGCACCAATCCCATCATTAACCAGATAGCTGGTGAGATGGAAAATGCCGAATTTAGTATAAAAGTTAGACCCGCGGGCGGGGATGCCACTCTCGCTCTCGCTAACATGCGCGACGGGCTTATAAGAAATATACGCAACCTAAGTGACGCTGATTCTATTTTCGCTCAGGCGGGGCGTAAGATGATAAAAGGCGGATTTAGCGCTTGGTTAGTTACTAACGACTATTATGACTCAGAAAGCTTTGATCAAGATTTAATGGTGGAGTCAATTCACGATGCTCACGCTAGAGTGTGGCTAGACCCAGGCGATTTGTCTAATGACGGCTCTGAAGCGCGATGGGGTGTCGTTTTGCATTACATTTCCAAAGACCACGCTGCAGAAGATTTTCCAGGCAAGTCTCTGGTCAGCATAGGCAACGACTCGTGGAACAATGCATATTACTACAAGCCTGACGCGGTTACTATCGGCCATTACTACTGGCTAAAGAAAGAAAAGTCTACCGTCTTACTGATGTCTGACGGGAAAGTGCTGCGCGCAGACCAAGGTACAGAAAGCGTATTAGACGAGCTGGCTGCAGCGGGAATAACAGTCGAGGATTCCAGAGAAGTGACACGCGATGTTTGCTGCTTTAGAATGTTAGATGCTAACGGCTGGATAAGCGAAGAACAAAAAACGGTTTTCGATAGCATTCCAATAATTCCCTGTTATGGTAATTTCGAAGTAGCGGAAGGCAAAATTATATATCGCGGCGCGGTCGAAAAGTTAATGGACATGCAGCGCGTTCACAACTACGCGGTCAGTCGTAATGTAGAAGAAGTCGCATTGGCGCCACGTAAGAAAATATTCATGACCAAGGGACAAGCTCGTGGGCACGAAGAATCTATCAGAACCATGAACACCAACATGGAACCAGTGCAGTTCTATAACGCGCAAGGAGCAGTGCCGCCGCCTTATGAAGGTGGAGCAAGCAGCCCAAATGCCGCTGTTCAATTACTAATTCAAAGCTCAGATGAATCCATTAGCCGAAGCGCTGGCATGTTTGCAGCTAACATGGGCGCTAATACTAATTTACAGAGCGGCGTAGCGATAGAGAAGCAGATTGACCGCGGAAATAACGGTACGAGCGTATACTTCGAGGCTATGGAGACTGCGATACGCAGAACAGGCATAGTATTAAACAAAGCAATCCCTTATGTTTATGACGCTACCAGACAAGTGCGACTTTTAAAAGAAGATGGCACTATCGAAATGATTATGATGAACAATGTAGTCACGGACGAACAAAGCGGCCAAGACGTAACATTAAACGACCTAACGCAAGGCAAGTATGATGTGGTTTGTGACATTGGCCCAGCATACAAGAACCGTCAGCAAGAGTCATCGGAAATGTTCTTGCGAGCTATGGAACGCGACCCTAGTTTAATACAAGTTGCTGGCGACATATGGTTAAAGAATATTAATGCGCCTGGATTCGATAAAATAGCAGAGCGTATGAGATCAATAGCGCTCAACAACGGCGTTATACCTATCGAGCAGATGACGGAAGACGAGAGAGCGGCAGCACAAGAGGCGGCCAATAAACCTCAAGAGCCTAGCGTCGAAGAAATGGCAATGAAGATTGAGCAGATGAAAGCGGAGACTGCATTAATGGCGCAGCAGAATCAAGCTACTTCTCACCAGATTGCTATGAAAGAAATGGAAGTTAAATACATGGGGCAGCAAGAGAAGCTACAAAGTGACCTTGCTGTTGACGGAGCGAAGATACAACAAACGCAAGAACGCATTGAATTAGAGGCCAAAAGAGTAGAACTAGAAGCCGCACGCGACCAGTTTAATCAGATGGCCGCTATGATTAGAATGCAAAACGAGAAGATGCAAGCAATGGGTAATTTGCTTGTTGACATAAAGAACGCGATGGGAGCGGACGTGATAGTAAATTCAGCCGCGGCCAAAGCTTTTAACCAAACCGCAGAAAATATCATAGAATAATAGACTTTTGTGATGTTTACCGCTACTATTAACAAAAAGCGACTTGAGCTATATCAAGGTGACCTACTAAGGGGCTACAAATGAGTACCGATGCAAACGATGATTTAGAGCTGGAAAATGATGATATCTTGGAAAACGACGAACAAGATGACAGTGTCATAGAGGGTGAGCAAGAAGTTGATGCAAACTCAGCGGATTCAGACCCCGATAGTGAGAGCGACCACGAAGTAAAAGACGCGCAGAACGCCAAAGTCGAGGAACGCATTGGTGAGCTGACCAGAAAGCGCAAAGAAGCTGAGAAATTAGCTGAGACGAGACAAGAAGAATTGCAAAAGCTGCAACAGCAAATTCTGAATAGTCAAGAGCCGCAAGTTTATGATTTACCCGACCCTGATGATGTTAGCACGGCGGAATTTCAAGAAGCGATACGGTCACGAGATAAGGCTATTACAGATAGAGTGGCTTGGCAACAGCAAAAGCAAAACTTTGAGACTCAATCCCAGCAGAGAACTAATCAAAGCCAGCAGCAACAACAGCAGGAAATGCAAACTGCAGCAACGGCATACACGAGTCGAGCTAAAAAGCTTGGTGTAAGTCAGCAGGAGTTGTCTACTGCAGGTAATATTATTTCTCAAGTAGGATTACACAACGACGTAGCGATGCACATATTACAGGACGAAAGTGGCCCAGCCATTACAAAGTTTCTTTCTACTAATATGGCAGACCTACTAGAAGTGGCCAACTCAAGCCCTATTCGCGCAGCATTATACATCGAGCAGAAAATTAAGCCCAAGCTTAATTCGAAGCGAATAAAGTCTAACACCCTGCCGCCTACAAATCGGTCGAAGGGTGGAACACCAGACAGAAGAGATAAATATCCGCTGACTGGCTCTAAAACAAAATTTGAATAGGTAATAAATCATGGCTAATAATTTCAACAGTAACGTCGTAGAAGACCTTGCACGTGTCTTCTTAGAAAAATTTGAATCAAGCAAAGTGCTTTCCAAATCAATCGACACACAATTAATACAAGGGCGTTTTACGCCACGAACTGGTGGAACTGTTTCAGTGAAACGCCCCACCGACTTTAATGCAATACGTACATCAGGCGGCGATATTAGCGGCTCGACTAAATCAGATGTTATTACTGGTAAGGCAACTGCAGTAGTGCAGGACTATATCACTATAGCCACTGAATGGTCGAACATTGAAGAAGCACTGGAGTCTGACCAAATGGAGCAGCTACTTGCGCCTATGGCAACTCGCGCTGTGACTACTTTGGAAACGTCCTTAGCGGCCTATATGCGCACTAATGCGGGATTATCTGTTGGAACTCCTGGCTCTCCTGTTAAAGAGTGGAGTCATGTTGCAGGCGCAGGCGCGTTAATGACATCTATCGGTTGCCCGATGGACAGTGAAGTTTTTTACGCGATGAACCCGTTTGTAGCCACTGAGCTTGCAAGCGCTCAAAGTGGACTAACAGCCGCTGATTCTTTAGTTAGGACAGCTTGGGAAAAGGCTCAGATTTCTGATAGCTTCGGTGGTTTACGCGCAATTGCCGCAAACACCCTTAGCTCTATCAGCGATGGCGGAAGCTTTGCTGACCGTGCGGGTGCATTTGCTGGCGTTCCTACGCAAACATATGTATCAGTAAAAGACACCATGATTCAAACGTGGTCTATTGATGGTCTTCAAGCCAACGCGGTAATTGTAGCTGGTTCTGTTTTAGAAGTAACAGGCCGCCATTACTTAAACCAGTCCACGCGGTTACCATTTGTTGACGGCTCTGGCGCACGCGTTAAGTTTCGTGCTACTGTTGTCGCTGACGTTACTATTGGAGCAGACGGCGCTGTTGATGTCGTTGTTACTGGCCCAGCAGTCCACGAAGCTAATGGTCAATACAACACTATTGATACGGCCATAGCGGATAATGACGTGGTGACAGTACTAGGCGCTAACGGTTATACAGCGCAACCAAACTTGTTCTTCCAAAAGCAAGCATTTGGTTTAGCTACCGTTAAGCTACCCAAGCTATACAGCACAGATACAATTGCGACAACTGAAGATGGTTTCTCGCTACGCGTATCTAAGTATGCGGATGGTGATGCAAACACCCAGAAAGTACGTTTCGATTTACTTCCTGCGTTTGTGACATTCAACCCGTTCTTTGCTGGTCTTGGCTACGGCACGCCTGCATAAAGGTTACTCCCTCGGTTGCGGCCATTCCTTCGTGTTTGGCCGCTTTTTAGTAAGGATATAAAATGAAAAAACTCAACATGTATAAACCAAACGGTAAAACAATAACCATTAACGACCATTTTGATGCGGCTGAAGTCATGATGAGAAACGGCTGGACTATTGATGAGCCTGAAGGTAAAGCGCCGCAAAAAGAGAAGACCATCAAAATCAACGTAAAGAAATAGGTGATGCATGCAACCAAATTACAACGTAAGCGGAATTAATGTAGACTTTGCCGACTTGGCGGATACTAAAGCTAAGGCGGATGAAGCTAAGGCTAAAAAAGAAGCAAAGAAAAAGAAAGATGTAGCTGCAAAGAAAAAGAAGGAGCGCATTGAAAAGGAAGCCAAGGCTAAAGCCGCGCAGTCCAGTGTAATTTTCGAATAATCCGAGGCAACTATGAGCGAACCATCAAGAGTAGACAGAAACCCAATCGGATTTCAGCAGACAGCAGGGCAGGTGGTTCGTGACGCGTTGTCGGAGTTAACAATACAAGCTGATGAACAAACAGTTGAGCCGATTGAAATGAGCGCGGGCATACGCTACATGAACCGCATGATGGCATCGTTATCGCTAGACGGCGTTAAAGTAGGGTACACATATGTTAATGCGCCTAATGACATCCTCACAGTCCCCGCTGGTATTACAGAATCAATCGTATTTAATTTAGCGCTTCGCTTAGCCAGCGGCTACGACATGCCAATAAGTCCTGACCTCAGAAACAACGCTATGATGTCAATGGTTATTATGGAAAACTACGGTGTTCAAATAGGCAAGGCGAACTTCAGCGGCAATGTTCCTCTGGGCTCAGGCAATGAGTATGATAGTGGCGGCTTCTCGGATGATCCATTCTTTCCTGGAACTTGTGAAGACCAAGATTTAAACGTATATCCAACCAATGGTGACAAAAATGGCTTGTAAAACCATACCACAAGAGCTTGCCGCTGCATTAGGCAAAACAGTCGTTTCTTCTTCTGATCAATTACCAATAGTATCTAATGACCAGTTGTATCGCGTAACGGTCGGTAATCTAGCCACATCACTAGGACTAACAGGAGCAATAATCTCCGCAAACGCAGGAGGCGCAACGCCTGTTTTGACAGGAACAGCGCCCAACTATATTATTCGCGGAATATTAGGGGGACAAGGCATATCCGCAGCAGTAAGTCCACTAGGCGCTGTAAGTATTAATGGGCAATTTAATAACGCTGGCTCATCAGTAGACGGCGCAGGAATAATTAAAGACAGAACTTCATCCACTATAGAAATGAGGCGTTTGTTCGCGGGCAGAGGGATTGCCATTACCCAAGAAAATAATAAAATAATAATAGATAACAGCCAAGTCGATGTTTCTAATCGCACAGCCATAATAACCGCGCTGGCTGACTTTCCGCCTGCATCCGCGGGAGTAATTACATTAGCGGCCGATACTGATTATTTAATTAGCAATTCCATAACAACAACAAACCGCTTTTTGACTTCGAATAACACAGTCATAAGGTCTGTTGACCCAAGAATAGTAACGCTAGAATATACAGGCACTGGCGTTATGTTCACTAACGGACAAGGCGCATTTGTTTTAAAGGAAATAGCGCTTGACTGCCCTAATGGAACATTAATAAATAATAATAACACCAACGGCTCTTTTTATATAGGCTACGTTATTATCCGCGAAGTAGCCAATTTAGGTAATCTCAGTAAAGAATCTGTAACGATAGACAATGTTCTCATAGAGCTTATAACAGGCGCAACTGGGTTCGTTTACTTAGCGCAAACAAACAGGCGATTCTCTTGTAGAAATTTAGTGATTAATAATGCCACAAACGCTGCGCTAGACTTTGTAAATTTCGGAACAGCTACATTTAATAATATTGACATGACCGCGATTGAGGTTCTAGCTTCTGTTTCAGGCCAATCTCTTATTAAAGGAGTAGGCGCGGCCAATTTAACGGCTGATGCGTATGCGCTTATTAACTCAATCACTCTAATCGGCGGCATCGCAGCGTTAGATGTAGTTGCATATGGAAATATTGGTTGGGAATTCAATCAAGTCGCTGGCATTCCTAACACTATGCCAGCTTCGCAAATATTTCTTGCCGCATCAGCGGTGGTTACTATTGCGACAATAGATGCATACGTTCTTGCTTCTGGCACATACACATCTAACACGGCCGATTATTTCAGCAACGCAACAGGCGGACGAATTACATATAACGGAAAGCGCCCGTTGTTTTGCAGGTTAGATACTACCTGCGGCCTTGAACCTGCGGCCAATACAGACCAAGCAGTA